GTGTATTCAATACAAACACACGGTGTTCTAGACCAAGTTGATTAGCGGCTAGACCCGCAGCTCCAGCTTTCTGCATCATCTCAATCATTTTGTCAGTCAGTTCTTTTGGATCTGTAGAACCATCAAACTCAAACTGTTCTATTTGTTTGGTAAATGCTGGATGACTCGGCGGTACAATACGAAGTTTATCAGTCATCAGTCCAATCCTGCGCCTCTTCAATTTTAAACTTGCGGTTGTATCCACCTTCTTCTTGCTTCGGCTGTTGATCGATAAAATACTGTGCATCTTCTTCTTCTAAAAATAGACGAGGCACAGAGCGAGTACGACTCAACTTCATATCGAGGACTGGATCCCAATCCCCGTCTTCAGATACTTGTACTAAAACTTTGTATGCCATGTTTCCTCCTACGCAGCGATCTGCGAGAAATTCTTGACCTTCTCAAATCGAATGTTACTGTGGAACTTATCAAAGAGTTGGTCACCTTTGTGTGAGATGACAAAGACATTCGTGTCTTGTGTCAGTTGTGTAATCAATTTTAAGAACTCATCGGTACCTGTTGTATCGAGGGAGGAGTCAAATACTTCGTCCATGATCAAAAGATTAGTCGTTACTGAGTTTCTTAGCTTGGCGACAGCGCGCCATGTGAAAAGCAGTGAAAGATCAATACGCATCTTTTCACCTTCGGAGAACGAGTCGTATGTAAATTCATCCCTGAACCTCGACTTGATCTTTTCGTTAAATTGTTCATCAAGTTCAAATTGTACGAAGAACTCCATCGCAGCGAGGTACTTGTTCATTAGCTTGTTGATGATAGGTACATACTGCTTGATGATCTTCGACTTGATACCACCATCTTTGAGTAGTGATGATGCAATTTCGTATCTCTCTTTCTGAATTAACAATGCCTCGTGCTTTTCTTTGTTCTTGCCGAGTGTGGCATTCAATTCATCGAGGTCATCTGTCTCTTGCACCTGCGGTACTTCTTCGAGAGATTGATTGAGTTCCTTGATACCATTCTGTGTAGATGTCATCTCGCTGTTGAGATTCATCATGATCTGATTTATATCGTTGATAGTATCTTGCACAGCTGATATCTCGTTTAGCCTGTGCTCGATCTCAGCGAAATGATCATTCATCTTATCGATACCATCTTTGATCTCGAGTTGTTTCTCTTGCTGTTCACAGATATGATCTTCTTTGAATTCTTCATCGATAGACTGATGACATGTAGGACAATCGTCATGGTCTTTGAAGAACTCGATCTGTGATTGTATATTTTGTACTTTCGAAGAGAGTTGCATCTTCAACTCGTTCAACTTACGTTGCTTGCCTTTAATCGTATCTCTGTCTTTGATACTGTCGTGCAGATGTTTGACATGATTTGCTTTGCCTTCATATTGTAGACGAAGATCATTGAGTCTAGTCTCTAACTCTTCGACTTTCTTCAACTTCGCATCGCGATCTGACTTTTGCATTGACATGATTTCGTTGAGATGTTTCTTCGTCAATGTGATACGTTGCTCGAGCATGTCGATCTGATATTTGGCATCGATGACATCATCTTTATTCTTATTGATCTTCTCTTTGAGTAGATTGTTCATTTTCGTAAATATTTCGATGTCGAGAAGATCTTCGATGACATCACGTCGTTCCCATACCTTCATTTGCATGAATGGAATAAAGTTAGCAGAGCCAATCACTACGATTTGTGTGAATGATTTATGATTGAGTTTGAGTACATTCTTCTCGAGGTATTCTTGATACTCTCTTACAGATGCATTCTGATCAACCATCTTGCCATCACAGAAAATCTCGAATACGTTTGGCTTGATGCCACGACGAATAAGATATTCTTTGTTTTTAGAAGAGAACTCTACTTCAACAACACAACGCTTAGACGTGATGCTGTTGACTAGCTGTGGTTTATTGATGTTGCGATATGGTTTGCCATACAGACCAAACGAGATAGCATCGAGCATGGTAGATTTACCTGCTCCGTTCTCGCCAACAATGAGGGTGGATTGTGCTTTATTCAGTTGGATCTCAGTCCACTGATTACCCGTCGACAAGAAATTTTGCCAACGTACAACTTTAAAATAAATCATTCGTTACTCAACGCTTCATGGTATAGATCATAGAAGAGATCATTCATTGGTTTATTATCACTCAATTGTAGATTATCTATATACTTCCGAATGATAGTAATGGTGTCTTCGGCTTCATCTACAATATTCTCATCATCTTCGAGGTCAAGATTGAAGTTGTCTTCGACTACTTGCATGTGTGCTGGATTCGCAGCATTTAACTTATCGATGTATAGATCGAACAAATATGGGTTGTCTTTATTCTTGACAACCACTTTGACGTGTGTATCCTTCAACTTCTCAAAGTCTTGCTTCAATACCTCTTCACCTTGACTATCGTCATAAAAAACCTTATGGAACATTATAAACGGATTTTGATAAAAAGTTAACTCTTTTGTTTCGGTGTCAAGAATATGAAATCCTCGGGCATCATCGTAGTCTGACCATGTCATTTCATATGGCGCTCCAAGATAATGGATATTGTCTTTAGAGGACTTATGATGAAAGTGACCAGAGCATACCATATCAAACTTCTGAAATGCTTTGTGCGATAGACCATGATCGATCACAGCACCACGATACATCTCGAAGCCTTGAAACTCGAGATGACCTAGACAGATGTCTGACTTGGATTGATCGATGGCATACATCGCGACATCGTAGTTCTGACTATTGATCCATGGCATCATCAAAATAGTGGTGTCAAAGAAATCTACTTCAGTCGGTTCAGAATATACGTGCATGTCAAATTCACCGAGTAAAAGATCAGGTGCATTAACTCGATTAGTATTCTTGAAATAAATGTCATGATTGCCGACGATGCAATGTAGACTCAACCCGTCGCGTGCGATAGGATCAAAAAAGTACTCACGGCAACGAGACAAGGTATCAAAATTAACATACTTGCGCCTGTCGAAAATATCTCCGAGCTCGACGATATCTCTGATGCCCATTTCTCTAAGAGTTGGGAAAAAGAATTCTTCATAGAATTTTTTGTAGTATTCGTGGAATTGGATGCTGTCATTACGTACTCCGAAATGTTGATCGGTAATCAATGCAAGTTTCATTCAGTAAATTTCTCCAAGCCTTTTGGCTCTGCTGTCTTTTTCTTCTTCGTTCTATTTTCAAATTTATCGATGATAGGCTTCATCTTTTCGTTTGCAATATCATAGTTCTTATATGCGTCTGAGCCTTCATCATCGAGGAGTTCTGCATCGACTACTAATTGTTCGAGTGATTTGTATTTGACGTATGTTTGCTTCTTCTCTTTTTCGATACGTCGTAGGAATGCATACCAAATAATTTGTGTGAAGTATGCAAATGGATTCTTGGATTTTTCTGGATTAAAGCTGTGTACTGCTACTACACAATTTTCAAGGGCATCACAGATCATCTCATCTTTATATGTGTATCCAGAGAAGTTAGCTTTTGTAGCCAACTTTGTGGCGATCATCATAAAGCATTTGCCGATATCTTCTGGTACTCGTGGTGCTGGTTGACCTGCCTTTTCTGCTTCAGCGCAATCGGCTTTGAATTGTTGTAAAAGAGCATAGAACTCTTTGTTGTTGATATAGTTTGCCATCAGTGTACCTCATGATCACCTTTTAGTTTTTCCATCATTGCAATAAGAGTTTCATTTCTTCTACTTTTTCTACCTGTCTGTGGTTCAGGTTCAGGATTTCTTTTGTAACTCATTTTGCATTCAATTAATTCTTTCTCATAAAAATCTATCAAAGATTCTACAGGATCTTTAAAGACATGCATAATACAGTCATTGGGTATTGTAACATCAAATGACTGAGTAAAGATACAATATTTTGTAAAGTACATGACAGGCGCATCAGTTTCTTCACTAATATGATAGCGCATCAACATAGCATCATCTAGCTCTATGTTGTTCTCGTTTTTAATCATCATCTTACCAAATACTTCTTCACCGCTTTTGAGTTTTACTACTACGTGCATTAGTTTATTCCTATGCTGTATAGTTTGTAGTCAAACTTTTCTTCATCGTATATCTTCACTCTCTCCATCAAATGTTTCAATGTAAAGTTTGATGTTGACTTCCATGATAAATCATCAGCGATATCGTATAGTGTCGCTGAGTCCTTTGTATCTGACTTCCTCAGTCCTCGTCCTATCGATTGTAGATTTCGTATCTTTGACTTCGATGGACTTGCAAAAATAATCGAGTGCAGATTCTTGATATTTACCCCTGTTGAAAATGTACCGTATGAGGCTACAATGATTGCATTGTTCTCCTTCTCTACGATACCTCGTATATCGTCACGCTCTTCGCCTTTGACACCGCCATGTATAAAGAATACTTTACGATCACCCGCTTCTTCTTTTATCATCTCTTCCAGTATTCTACCATGTTTCTCAACATATTGAAATAGTAATAATGTATTACCTTCCAATGACAGAGCTAGATTCTTGATGAACTTATTCCTGCCTTCGTGTGATACAAGAAAGTCCATCTCAGCTTGATAGTCCATCTTTGATACAATCTTACGAATCTCATCATGGTATTTCAATGCAAGAATCTTGATCTTAAAGTCTGCTAACGTACCACTATCCATCAACTCCTTCGTTGATATAACTTTCTGTGCAGGACCAAACAAGCCTTCGAGCACTAGCTTATGTGTCTGTGTACCATCCAATGTACCAGTAAAACCAAAACGATACTCCGTATCTTCCATCTTTTCTAAGATAGATGTCAGTGACTTAGCTTTGAAGAGGTGTGCTTCGTCACCAATCACCACATCAAACTTCTTGAACCAATCTTTACGTAACTTGTATATGGACTGCCATGTTGTAATGACGACCGGTTTGTCTGTGTTCTTATCTTTGCCACTGAATATCTTATGACAGTATTTCTCACTGTTAAATCCATACTCCTCGAAATCAGAGTACATCTGATGTACGAGTGTAGTTGTGGGTACAATAATTAATGTCTGACGTAGTAACTTACGCATGATCATATAGATGATGAAGGACTTACCAGAAGCAGTAGGTGATATGAATAGTCCACGTTTATATCGTATTGCGTCTACGTATGCTTCGAGCTGGTAATCTCGAGGTGTCATCGTAAACTTTTCTTCTTCGATAAACTTCTTTGCTTCTGCTACCGAATAATTCTCTGCACTATTATCATACTCAAACTCTACCTCATATCCACGTTCTTTGGCAAACATGATGACATAGTTATTGAGGCCAGAGTATAGCATCTGTGTAGATGTATTGTACAGACGTATTTGTCCATCCCAAAATTTATTGCGATACGCAGGCATGAATTGGTAGCCAGGTACTTTGAATGTAAAGTACGCTGAGAGCTCCTCTGCGATGCCTCGGTCGTCAGTCTTTACTTTGTTATAGACTTCATTGACCTTCTCGATGTATAACTTATCCGCCAACTTTGAAACGTTCCCATTCAATCGCAGACTTGATATGGAATCCACGATTAGAAATTGTCTTGATGATGTCTGCGAGTAGTTCTAGTTTTTCTTGCTGATATGCAAGTTTGAGATTGAGCGCGATGATGTCAGAATCTGCGTCGACATATTGACCAACATCTGACTTGAGAATACGACCTTTTGGTGGTAGCTTCCAACCTTTTGCAATGTGTTCCTCTGTTGGACCATCTACATAGAACTCATACTTATCGAGCTTCAACTGTTTCATATCAGCTTCGAGTTTCTTGTGCGTGAGTCTTTCTTGAGAGAATATACGATAGTACTTGTGATGTAGCTTTGCCAATTCAAGAGCTGCATTACCAAGTTCAGTGCGATCGATCTGTGTATCATCAGACCACAGGTCAAAGATTTCATCAAGAGTCATATACTATACCCGCAAAAGAACTATTATACCAAAAAATTAGAGCGGTGTAAATGTATATCTGAGGAATCTAAAGTTAGCAGTTGCTTCGATGTAATCGATGTTAGTATCGCGGGAATCCATTGTAAGATCTGATAACGAAACAGGGAAAATATCTTCAAAGTCAATACGCATAACAGGATTCATGGCGCTTGACATCACCATTAAATAGCTATCTGACTCAAGACCATCACCAGTTAATTGTTTTCCTTCTTCTGCGAGATCTTTATATTGATCGAAGTTATCAGGAAATGATAATCCAACTAACCAATTATAAATTTCGATGTAATTGCCTAAATCTTCATTGACTTTAAATGATACTGCTAGCTCACCATACACGAGATGATCACCATAACGAGGAACGGCTTTGAACGGTGTAGGTTGTTCAATCACAGGGAAACTGACACCAGGAAGAGTAACGTTCTGTACAAAGAAGTTAAACTCGGGTAGTTTCTTAATGTGGAAACTAAAGCCTACTGGCGATAGCA